GCCACCAGCAGAGCTTGTGCGTGACCGGGGGATTGCATCCCCGCAGCGGCTAACTCCGCACCCGCGAAGACATCTTGCTCAGTCAACTGCTTCATTACTCTGGGCCAATCTTCACCGGCATTCATCCTTTGCTCCTGAATGAGCGCGTACACTTCTTCGGGTTTTTTGGCCTCGTCTGTTATCCCTAACTTCTCGTGCCGGATTGCCTCGATCTGATTGTCAGTCAGTAGATAAGCATTTCTTGGATCGATACCTATACGCTCTTGTGCGCTGACTAAAACATTACTCAACTCTTGACGACTCGCGGGTGTGTTTAACGCCGCGTGGTTGGCTATCGCGTTCTTAACCACATCTGAGTGTTGGGTGACGTAACCCACACGGTCTTTCTTTATCAGAGCGTCTCTAATCTTCCTGGCCTGTACTAAGGAGGAAAGCTCGTCTCTTGCTTCTTTCCCGCCACGGAAGTTAACGACAGCAACCAACATGTCTGAGAGGACGTTAACCTCACCCTCCGAACCCTTCTCCACGATCTTCAATATAGCAGCGGTCTCTTCAGCCTTGGCGACTAGCTCTTTTAAATCCTTCTTGAGTTGAGGATCATGGATCGCATCGAACTGCTTCTTGTCCACTGCCGTGTTGGGTACACCAGACCCAATCTTTTCCGCAAGATCAATGATCGTGTCTTTGTTGACATTATCTTCTTGCCTATCGATCTCACGGTTAACCCGCACCTTAATGTGCTTATCGCTTATCGTAGCTGACATCTTTCTGGCGTCACTGAAATCGCGGTTACTGACAGCGGTGTCGATGGTCTCAACAACATTCTTTGTGGCTTCAGTCTGCTCGCCTGCTTTTATTCGGCGCTCCATCCGTGCTCTTGTATGCTTGTTGGTAACTTTACTCAGAAGCTTTTTTGCCTCTGTGAAATCAAGACTGTCAACAGCAACGGTAATGTTATCAACCGTGGTCCTGTCAGCTTCATTAAGCTCCCCAGCGCGTTCAGCCTGTCGCGCCTCTACATTTTTCAATTGCTTGATCTCAGACTTGAAGTCACCCCCCGGCTCCACAATCTCAGCCCTCGCTGTGGCTTCCATCTGATCTAATTGGGCGTCGTTAGCTAGAGCAACCCGCCGGTTCCACGCACCTTCTTTATTCGCAACGATAATCTTTTGCTTGTATTCTGCGACTAACCTAGGATTATTGGACACCCCGTTAGCTTCCGCAGGGTCCATCGTGACGCCAGAAGCCCCATGACTGGTTTCAGCAAGTCTGTTGTTTATATCGTCACGAGTAGCTGCCCACTCTTTTCCTTGGTGGTCTGCCTGGAGCTTACGAGCTTTTGTGAGCTTACTAGCATAGGATTTTGGTGAGAGCTTATCCCGCCACTCTTTCTTCTTCAACTCCTTAACCGCAGCTTCAGCAGCTACAGAGTTGGTAACCTTTACGGGGTCAATCAAACCATCCGCCGCAGCAGCCCACACCTTCTCAGTCTCTTCGCGTAAGAACTTCTCTTTTTGTACAGTACCTAATTGGGAGTCGTTGATCACCCGCGTGTTCTGTTTGATCGCTTCTTGTGCTTTGGAGGGGTCAGCTACCACCGTGTTTCTGTTATCATCGAGGATACCCCCAACAGTAATAGCTACGCCTCTCGCGCTGGCAGCGGCATCGACCACTACAGCATCAGACATGATCCGCGACATCAGGCGCGTGGACTGTAGGTCGTAATCTTCACCCGCCCTCTTTGTACCCATGGTGTCTTTTTGTGTAGCAAAACGTTGCGCAGCTTCTACCTTCAACTGCTCAGCCGCCCCTTCGCCCCCGTTGGGTAACTCTTTCTTTAGTTCTTCTAGACGAGTGGTTGCCCATAGTCTATCCCCAGCAACTGTCTTTTCACGATCAATGCCAGCTTTACGTTCTTCCTGCTGCTCTAAGAAATCCTCACGCTCTTTCTGCGCACCCGCAGCTACCTGTAAGCCTTCACCAACACCTGCGCTGAAGTCGGCAGCAGTGGCCTTGGTCTGATCGAAGGTGGGTCTTAGTTGACCGGCTGCTTGAAATAACTGTGGCATGTCTAATCCTTACTCCGGTACAACATTGTAGCCTTGAACAGAGTCTATACCGCTACCTGATCCAGCGAGGCTACCACTACCACCGAGACCCCCGGTAGCAGCTTTAGTCGCGCCAGTGAGTAGTGTGCCGGTTGCACTCACTGAAGCGCCGATCAACGCTGCCTTGCCTCGATACCTAGCCAGTGTGGCTTGGTTCTGGAAACCTTCAGCCTGGATCGCACCTTGGTGCGTGATGTCCAATTCTCTTAGTTTCGACTCAGCGACAGCTTCCTGAAGGAAGTCCAACCCACTGAGGTTCTTAGCTCTGATCTGGCCTTGCTCACGCAAACCTGCGCGGTGCTGTCTCTTCACATTCTCAGCGGCAGTTCTCTGTGCGACAGAGGCGTTGTTCTCAGCGATCTTAGCGTTGAACTTAGCGGCGTTGTTGGCGGCAACACCGCCCATGATTTGACCACCAGCTTTCATGATCTCACTCATAATACCCTCGCATAGAGCGCCATGTCGCGCCCATCTGGTGAGTACGCGACCATACGCTCAGCCTCTAACTTGAAGCCCAACATCTTTGCCCATCTGTGGGCTTGGGGAAAATCACAATCTACCGTCATTTCAATTCTCTTAACTGGTCTGTCATCAAGACCTTTCTTGATGTATCTGTGTAGCGTTCTAAAATCTGCCGCCCCCATATCTGAGATGAAGGCCCACGCTAACTCTCTACCTTCCCACTGGTATATCAGCCCTGCTGATGCCACCGCCTTACCGTCAACGAGAGCGGTGTACGCTACCTCACTCTCTAGAAACTCTACCTCTTCAACTGAGAGCTGAACCTGCGCCCCCTGAAACTTTATCTCGTCCACATGCTCTGCCTTGAAAGGCACGATCCGCATTATCTATCCTGTGTGTTCAAGTGTATCATAATAGCTTCCAAAGTCATAGGAAGAGGTTGTGTTTGCCGCAGATATACGAACGAGTCTGAACTATACTCTGCATCCCACTCAATCTCAACATCTCCGGTGAACACAGGCGTTGCCGTGTCCATGTCGTCGCCACCTTCTCTGAAGATGAGGGAGTCGAGACTATCTGTATCTGGACCGGCGAACCCGCCCAGCGTCTGGAAGAAGCGCAGGATCACCCGCGTGAACCGTTGCAGTTTACCTTGTGCTGTACCGTCTTTAGCTCCAGCTTCCTGGCGTAACGTCTGAGCATCAGAGGTATATCCAAGGCCAACGTGGACTTTTGTAAACCCTGCGCTCAGCGTGATAGACCCTGAAGAGACCGTCCTATCCGGGTGTGTAGAACCCTCAGTTAAGACCTGGACCGTTTCGCCTTCGAGATGACTTAGACCACTGACTGTCGTCGCCTGAACCCGAACTTCCCCACCAGAGGTGTATGTCGTGAAGGCACTGGAGTCGATAGCTGGGTGGATGTCACCAGACGAAATGAATGTGGTGAACGCACTGGTGTTAATGCCAGAGAGTTCGAATGTATTCGTTGTCTTGTTGGCAACAGTGTATACCAACCCATTAATCTCCGTCATACCCGCAACATTATATATTGCGATAACGTCACCATCTGTAAGACCATGTGCCGCAGCCGTAACGACCCCTGGGTTGGCTTGTGTGATGGCCGTGATGTTGGGTGTGATCTTAGTAGTGTTAGCAAGGGAGAAGGAGTTCGTACCCTTAGACGCAATGAGGTAGTTATTGGTGTTGACCTCAGTCATTCCACCTGCGTCAACAATCCGTACGTTATCCCCGTCACTGAAACCATGTGCCGCTGCGGTAACAACAGCAGGGTCAGCAGATGTGATGCCGGTGATTGTCACAGGTGCGTCCAATGTGAGACCACTGTCCACAAAGAAGGCGTCCTCTAGATCAGTCTCAGCATCCCAATAAGGTTTCATGTACTCTATGAAACGAACCGTCGATCCGTTGATGTAACGTTTGACGATCATGTAGAGTTCATCTGCTGTGCCAGCAGAATTAGGGATGACTGCAATGCTCTCGACTTCAGCTTGCGTACCCTCAACAGTTCCTGTGCCGCCGACTACATGGCGATGCCACCCAACGACCTGCTGCTTACGATCATACGTCGCGCCGATCAGGGTGCCGTCTGTGAGACAGGACCAGATTACGCTGTTAGGTTCAGCTTGGTAGCTGACTTCCAGTGCACCGGTACGTGTAACACCCTCTGCGATGAGGGTCATGTCGTCAGCCTCGATGCCGTCGATCTCGAAATTATATGCAATCTCGCGGAACTTTCTCTTAGCCTTCTGCACGAAGACAACAGAGCGACCTGCGCGAATGGGTTGGATGTCGGCGCTGCCGTAACCTGAAGATCGCTTACTCTGCACGTTGGATGGTGTGATCACACCGCCAGTGTCTGAAGGGCGTGTGATCCACTCGCCACCAACCGTGCCGGTGAGTAGACCTTTCTCGTCGTCTGCCAACCACCTGATGGAGTTGACCACATCTGCTGAGAAGGTGTCAGTGACACCGTTGTCGTCAACCACCGTGCCGTCAAGCTCAGTGGGTGCGAAGTTCTCGAAGTCACCAGTGCGGCTCATGTCGATCCGCTGGGGGTAGTCTACACCGCCGCCGAAGACGAGCCGGTTCTGGTGGAATGTAACCGCAGCAGGGTAACCAGTCGTGTCTGACCATACCCCTAGCCGCCAATCTGTGGTGGCTGTACCAGCGGAAGCGTTAGGGCCGTCGATGGTTGCCGTGACTGAGGTCGTGCTAGCTCTCGCTGTGATCGTCAGGTAGGTCCAGTCCCCAGCAGGGTCTTGGAACCTAATCTGGCGTCCGATATCTGTCGTCTGGAAACCCTCCCCACCGTTGATGCCAGTGACCGCTGATGCTGTGACTGTGACTGATCCAGACGTACTTGACAGCGCGAGGGTTGTTGCTTCAGCGTTAGTGTTGAGGAAAGGTCCATCCTTAAACGTGATGTCAGTGATCGTCCACGTTGTGTCGCTGGTGCGTGTGATCTTCCTGGGAGTGTAGCTTGGATGTGTTACGTACAACGTATCAGCAGACTGTGTGAACTTCAACTCGAACAGGTCGGCTTCAACGTAGGTAGTGGTCACCTCAACGGGTGAACCTCCAGAGGTGACCTGCCCATTATCTTTGATGACGCGGAAGTAGAGGTCACCCATTTCCAAGACGTAGGCTTGTGTAGTGCTGAACTCGAAGCGAACCAATCGGGTGGCCTTGGAGCTAGTCTTGACCTCAACAATGTGGACTGTGCCAGGGCGTCGTTCGACTGGGCCTTGGATGAGGGGGATGAAGTTCAGGCAGGTTTGTAGCCCCGCTCGATACTTGTCGAGGTCAGGTCGTCCAAAGAGTAGGGGTGAGATTTCACCCCCGTTGAAATTCGTTTGTATTGGTGAGACTTTTGCCAAGGGTTACAGCCTCGCTGTAATCCAAGAATCGTCCGCAGGTTCTTGAGGGGGACGCTCGAAGGCGTTGACCTTACGTGCTTCTGATTTGATTGCTGCGTACCGCTTTTCTGCGTTGTCCTTCTTGGTGTTGGACTGGGTCACTTTCTCAGCGATCTCTACGGCGATCCGTGCAGCCAACAGTTCAACGAACAGCTCATCGAAGTCTGTCTCGTCCGTGACACGTTTAATGTACACAAGACTAATGGGGGATGAGTCATCAGTGAGAATCTTCCGTCCCTCGATCTGCCAGTCGTTCTGGTCAGACGTTCCGTTCACACCGTCGTTAGGTAGAATACGGAGGTAATCGGATGGAAGTGGATACTGCTTCTCATACCCGAAGATTGGGTCCGTGGCTTCCGCAGCAAGGGAGGCTCTCGCACGAGCGAAACTCCACGGGTGAGCGCGGAGTTCTGAATCGCGAGAGTGCTCGTACGCACGGTTACAAGCCCTAGCCGCTGTGCTGTCCTGAGACAGCGAAGAGATGGGCTTAGCGCCTAGGCGCTGAAGAGCTAAGTTACAGATGTCAACATCTGAGGCCATGGTTAGCTCCTTTAGTTAATTGCTTCTTGTCCGCCACCAATCAGAGCAGCCAACGCCTGAAGAGCGTAAACAACTTGATCCCGACTTGCGCTTTCTGCAACGTCAACAATTACCTCACCGGCTGAAGCAGAACCAGCGTCTGAACCAGCAACAGAAGCCGCCGTGTTCATATCGAAATCTGCCAAAGTCATCGTGAATGTACGATTAGCCATAGTAAACTCCTAAAAGAGGAATTGGGGGAGCCGAAGCTCCCCCGCAACCTGTTAGTCAAGGACGTATTCCATCGCCAACATGATCGTGCCGGAGAGCGTAGCTCCACCAGTAACAACCGTGACGAGGATGCCGTCTTCGTTAGCGTCAACAACGCTGTTTTTACCAAGAGCAATCGTAGCCGCGACTGGCACCGATTGAGCTGTGGTAGAAGCAGCCGCTGCTTTGAACTCATCAACGTCCAGAGCAACTGCCGTTCCAGCAGAGTTAACATAGGCAGCGTGACCTACAGACAACGTGGACGAGGAGTCCAGGGCATCGTAGGTGCACTCGCCAGAGAGAATGCGAGCGCCGTTAGGGAGATTGAACATCTCGATAACAGTACCAGAAGCAATCGCAGAAGCTTCATATTCGCCGTAGGCAACGCGCCGACGACCAGCAAACTCATTTGGCTTGATCTTCGTAGTGGGGGAGTTTTCCTGCCACTTCGTTTTCTGGATACTATAAACTGTAGCCATGATTTAAGCCTCCGAGCAAGTGATTGCGACGACTTTTTCTTCTTCAACACGGGTGGCACCGAAAGTACCTTTGACGTAAACCTGCGTAGAATAAGATTTGTCATCACGCTCAGTGATACGAGCGTTGATATCGTTCCAAACGCCCAAGTGAATGCCAGACTTAGCCCAACAAATCGCGGTACGATTCGTACCGGAAAGAGCCAAACGCTGACTGTCGATGAAGTTGAAGCCCATGAAGGACTTAATACGACCATCTACAAGCACAGGTTTGTTGGTGTAGTCCAAGCTGATTGCTTGGGTCTCACCCAACAGATCGTCATGCTGTTGTGCGCCAATGGCGCAGTAGAGAGGCTCGTTGTCAACATCAACTTCAGCAGCAAGCATCAACTGCATTGCTTCACGAAGCTTAGCAACCGTCATTCCACCAGCAGTCGTAGCGGCAGTTTGACCGGCTGGGAAAGCCGTAGAAGTCGTACCGTCTTCACCTGTGAGGGCGGTGCCGGTAGCAGCAGCGATGATCACATCGTCCATGGCCCGACCAAGTGCCATTGCGCCGTTAACGGCGTAAGGGGAGGTAGGATCAGAGATAACGCGAAGTTTATCTTGGTCATCAATCAAGTCAGCCCACTCGTAGTCACTAGGATTAACCCAGCGTTTGTCATGGGGAGTTTCGATCAATGGAGTATCTGCATGGCGCGTAGTACGCAAGGCTGCGTTCACGGCACCGATCTGGTTGACGGCAGCACCCGACTTACCATGATAACTGTCTTCCATGACAGCTCCACGGAACTTAGACCCACGCTGTTGCAGAAGTGCTTCAACAGTGGATTTATAGTCGATTACTGACCAATCAAGGATTTCATTAGACATGGATATGCCCTTCCTTCTTGGAGTAATTAATACAAGAAGCTACAGGCTTATCCGCATAGCGCGGGGCCACTACTAAGACTTTTTTGCTGGCCCGAAGGTTATCAGCGTTGTCCGTTCCACACCACCATGGTGCGCTCTATCGTGATATTAATGTAACAGTGTTGTAAATGCAACAGGTTTGTTAAACACGCTCTAGCCAAGTAACGCCGACCTTAACGTCAGCGGCGGCACCTGAACTACGTGCGCCTGTGAAAACCCATCTATCACCAGGGCGTAGGAACATATCGAGAGGCTTCAAGTCTACCTCTTTACTCTCAGCTGATTTACTCCTGTAACTTTAGTATTTTCCGTTTAGGCGCGTCTTTCTTTGTAACACTTTTAGGCTCTAATCGTAACACTTTCTTACCGTTCTCAATGAAGTCCGCGTAGTGATCCGCAGCGTCGATAGCCCCCGGACCCTCCAAACCTTGAAAGCACGCCAGCTTCAGGGCCTCTAAGCGGGTCTGCTTCATGGTGACACGCCAGTCATCATCTTAGCGAGGTTCGCCTTCTTCGCTACCGCTGCTGCGTGTCCAGGGTGTTGGCGGTCTAACCAAGCGTCCATGAACTCTTTATTCATCTGCAACTCACCCAACTCTTGCTTCGCCATCTCTGGCGTCTTCAAACCTGAAGGCTGTGACGTACCCATATCCATGCTGTCGTCACGTAGCTGACTAGCTAGGCTGTCAACAAACTTCATCGCCTCAACTGGACCCATAGCTTTATGGAGACCGTTAAGCTGGTCCTCACCAATGTTCAGTGAGTTGGCTGCTGCGTCAATACCTGCAACCTTCTGTTCATACGCTGCGCCCCACTCTTTCTTCAGGGCGTTCTCAGCTTCTTGTGCGGCAATGCCGCTATTCGTCTCAGCTTCTGCGCTCATGTTCTCCAGAAACGCTGCGTCGGCGGTGGCGAGACCGTTGAACTGTGCATCCGACAATCCGAGGTCGTGGGCCGTAGTACGTAACGCATCCAACCGACTGGTGTCTGCGCCTTCCGGTAAGGCGAACGTGTAACCATCCGCTGCCTCTGGTCGTCCGAGCTTTCCGAAGAACTCCGCCTTCTGGTCGTCTGTGGCGTCATCACCCAGGAGTGTGACCGTGCGACCTGCTTTGTCGGCACCCATCATCTTCTCTAGGTGGTTATAACTCTTGACTACACCCTCGAACCCGGCTTTATCGAAGCCTTTGGTGGTGGCGTACTCAGCTAAACTTGAATCTTCAAAACTATCCAGGGGGGAACTGGCAGCAACTGCTTCCGTAACTTCCGATCCTGGGTTGCCCGCATCTACGGACCCGGTGTCTTCAGACATTTAATCTATCCTTCTGTTGGGTTGTACAATTGTAACATTTCTTCAGGACTCAAGTTCATGTGTTGCGAGATGCGTAACCACACCTCACGACGCCCTTGCATGATCCCTTCGATCCTCGCGTTCTCGTGGAACGTACTCTCGTTCGCTCTACAAAACTTCGCTAGGTCTTCAAGCACTGTCTCAGCGGGGATTCCGCTGAAGGTCTTCGTATACGCCTGTGCTCGACTGCGTAGAAAATCTTTCTGTTCACTACTCATTCATTAACTTTCCGAGGGGTTCAGGAACTGAAAAGTATCTGTCGCCGAACTTCTTAACCTCGAAACCCCTGTCCTTCTCACCTTTAACTGCTTTATGAAACGTCTTATGTGCGCGACCTTTCAAGATCATATAACTCTCATCAGGGAGGCCAAACTTTTCTCTATCTTCAGGAGACGCTGGAGCTACGGACCCCCAATGTCCTACATTCTCACCTGTTCCATCTGGCCCCATACCAAACCGTTTAGCGGTCTCATAGTCATAACCCTTACTTTCAGGGTCGAACTTACCTAACAGCTTCTCTTTAGCTGGCATTACTGCAACGCCTTCATCACACCAGCCGCAGCAGGGGCTGCTTCGACCATCTGCTGCATATCTTGCTGCTGTGAGCGTTGTTGTCTAAGTTGTGCTACTGCTTCTTCACCGCGCATCCAACTCGCTGGCACCGCGTTGATTTCCGCTAGGGCAGGATAGATCACATCTGTGTCGAACTGATCCAATACTGAAATGTCCTGTGTTGTGTTCGCATATGCGATAGCCGCCTCTAGGGTTCGTAGCCAACCCGCCGCTTCCTCTGATCTCTGTGACCTAGAGAGAGGGCTGTCGTATTCAATTTCATATTCACCTTGCGCTTCAATCAGTGCAGGTGGAAGCTCAGGTAAGATGCCTTGCTGCGTCAGTAGGTCCAGCTCTCGCTCGATCATGGGGCCGAGCATCTCGCTCTGTTGGCGCCCCATAGTGGGGGAGAGGAGCGCACCCTTCTCTCTGGCGCGTTCGAGAACTTCAGTCGCAGTCATCGCTGGCGTGTCAACCAAGATTTGGAAGAGGGACACGAGGAAGCTGTCGTTGATGACCTGACGCTCCATGTCCATTAGCTCTTGACCGGCTGCGAGATTTCCGACCGGAAGCGTATGCACCAGTGCCCTACCTTCGGCAGAGACGCCCCCTGGATTCATCGCTCCCGGCTTGAGTGAGAACGAGTCCAGAATACCATCATCATGCGACAGCAAGACCGGATTTACCGTTCTGTGCCCTTGAGTCAGCATGGTCTTCTTCTGCTCGTTCAACACCTTGATCGCAGGGAGCGCTAGCATCGCAGGGGATCGTCCGTAGATTTCCCCCGGTCCTGTCACGTACCTGCTGATAGGGTAGGGGAACGTATTGAACCCGCCTTCGCTGAGCGCGTACTGTGCTTCGCATGCGATGTAGTATGACCCCCACTTCTTCCCCTTGTGATCCTTACGTGTCGGATCATAA